AAGAACTATGCAGGTATTGGTTACACATACGACACCATACGCGATGCATTTATTGCACCTAAGCCAGAGTGTCATCCAAACTTGGTTACACTTAATGAAGAGACTTGCACCTGGTCTTGTCCAGATGCTTCACACGTAATCATTCGAGGAGAATAAAATGACAGACACACCTAAGAAGTTAATTGTAGACCTTGCTAAAGGTACACAGACATACGTAGACCTTACTGCAGAAGAGATTGAGCAACGTGCAGTAGATGCACAAACTGCAGCAATTGAACGTGCAGAACGTGAAGCAGCAGAGGCTGCTAAGGCAGATGCTAAGTTGGCTGCACAGGCTAAGTTACAGGCACTAGGTTTGACTGGCGATGAAATCGCCGCAATTACAAACTAATATTTTCTTTCTAATAGTGGAGGTGTACCTTGGCGGGTAGAGATATAACCGAAGGTAGAGCCAAACGCTCTATCGCAGTTGATGTTGGTGTTGCTACTAGCACAGCAGTATGGCAAAACACCGATATGTCTTATGACGTAGCCATTGGTGGGCTTCCATTCTTCTATGCAATTAATGATGCTCGTCCATATACTCGTCAGACTGCGCCTTTTAAGAAAGAGCAATTTGATAATGGTTCTGAACCAGGAGAACAATCTTTAACTGGTTGGTGGATTCGCTCTCAATCGTCTTTCCATTCTGGCACAGGTATTAAGTTCTTTGAAACTCAACGTTCATATGCTGCTGCCGATTCCAAATATACTCGTTTTGCGGATAGCAGAAATGTAGATGTATTTACAACAGACGGACAAGTTACCCTATTAAAAGAGACCGCTAATTTATCAGGCGTTACAACCGGTGTGTATAAACTTATTTCTGCCATTGATGGTTCAACTGATAAAATTGTTGCTTGGACTCCTGCTAATACAACCATAAAAAATTTTACACCTGATGGTACTGGTGTTACTTACTCTAGCGTAGTAACTGCTGGACTAGATACCGCCACTCTTGCTATAGCAAATGATGGCGCTAATTTATACATAGCAGATAACGACCATATTTATACTGGTGAAATTTCTACACCTGCTGCTGGATATACAGAATACTATGCAACTGGTAGTGAACGTGTTATTCTTGCTTGGGTAAAGCAACGCCTTGTTGCTGGCGTGGGTGCTGGTATCTATGAATTAACTGGCACAAAAGGTACATCACGTGCATTGCCAACCGCTGCATATACGCATCCTAATGATGCTTGGACTTGGACTTCTATCTCTGAATCAGGTGCTGCTATCTATGCTGCTGGGTATCTCGGTGGTAACTCTGCTATTTATAAGTTTACATTATCTAGCAATGGCTCTATGCCAGTTCTTACATCTGGTGTTATTGCAGCGCAACTCCCAATTGGTGAGCGCGTAAATAAAATTGAATATTATTTGGGTTATTTGATGATTGGTACAAACAAAGGCATACGCGTTGCTACAGTATCAGATGTTAATGGAGATTTAACTTACGGCCCTCTTATTATTGAAGCAGAAAATACCGGTTATGATTTTGCTTTTAGAGATACATATGTTTGGATAACCGGAAGTATTGGCGGATATGCTGGTCTATACAAGATGAACTTAGGAGAAGAGATAGATTCTCTTCGTTTTGCTTATGCAACCGATGCATATCTTGATGGCATTTCTGGCTACGCAACTAGTGTAGATTTTGTAGGCAACACAAACCAAATAGCCTTTACCACTTCAGGTGACAATGGAATTGCAATTCAGTCAACTACAACATTAGCACCAAGCGGATACCTCACCACTGGTAACATTCGTTATGGAACATTAGAGCCAAAGAATTTCAAGCGCCTTCTTGGTCGTGGAGACTTTACCTACGGTTCTATGACCCTTGAGACAGTAGACAAAAATGGTGTTGAGTTTGAACACATTTCTTATGATGTAAACGTACCATCTACCGAAGTTTCAACATCATCTCCTGGCACGGCACAAGAGTATGTAGCATATAAGTTTATTCTTTATAGAGATGCAACTGATTCAACTCAGGGGCCAATCTTTAAAGGATATCAAGCCAAGTCTACCATTGCTACACCACGCCAACGTATCATCCAGTTCCCTGTTTACTGCTTCGACCTCGAGACAGATAGATACAACTCAATGATTGGCTACGATGGCAAAGCCTTTGAAAAAGTTCTTGCACTTGAAGAAGTTGAACAAGGTGGGGATATCCTCACATGGCAAGATTTAACCACTGGTGAGACTCGCCAGATAATTATCGAACAGATAACATTCACCCGTATGACCCCACCAGATAAACGATTCAGTGGTTTTGGTGGCATAATTAATATAACTATCCGTACCGTATAACTCTAGGAGTGCAAATGACCCCCGCAAATTGGGCTGGCTTAATCGTATCTATCATCGCTATTGTAACCGCTTTTAGTGGGGCAATCAGATGGATGGTTAAACATTATCTTTACGAACTTAAGCCCAATGGTGGGAGTAGTCTCAAAGATTCAGTATCAAGACTAGAAGAAAAAGTAGAACTGCTACATGAACTAGTAATGGAATTAATTAGAAAATAAGAATGGACACCTTAAATGACACCTGTAGTCAAGAAAGCCACACCTGCTGCAATTGCTGTTCTCCGTCAAGCGACGGCTCTCAAGCCAAATCGCAAGAAGGTTTCAGATGGGCTCCTGCCTTCTGCTGCTCACCAATTACAGAATCCTAACTCAGACCATAATACTGGATTTGGTGTAGACTTGACTCATGACCCTGTAACTGGGTTTGATGGGCATGATGTGTATATCAACCTTAAGTCTGATAAGCGCGTAAAGTATTTAATCTTCAAGGGACTTATATGGAGCGCTGAAAAGGGCGACCATAAGTATGATGGTATCAACCAGCATGAACACCACGTACATATTTCAATCAAGGATGCTTGCGGAGATGACACTTCCAATTGGTTTCCTTGGTTAGGTAAACCAACAACTATCAACAAGGTAAAGGCAGCAGTAAAGCCTCTACCAAAGAAGGAGATAAAATGAACAAAGATAAAGTTAAGGCAATTGCCCTATCGTATTTCCGTGCTGCATTTGCTGCAGCCCTAGCACTATTCTTAACTGGAAATGCTGACCCAAAGGCGCTAGCAATGGCAGCAGCAGCCGCTGTAGCCGCTCCTACGCTTAAGGCACTAGACAAGTCTGCAAAGGACTTCGGTTTAGTTAAGTAATTTTCCCGCAACAAGAAACCCCCTTACCCTAGTATCACTACTATGGCGAGGGGGTCTTTTGTCGTTTCTAGAGGTTATTTATCCCAGTACTCATCTTCTTCGTCCTCAAGAAATTTGATATACTGGATACCTTGAACGTATGCTTTTGCTTCGTAGTATAAGGTTTCTAGTAGGTAGAATACAGAAATACCTGCTAGCGAAGCCAAGAATGTTTCAGTAAAGTTGGACATAGTACTCCCTCGTATGTATAATCTATTATATTATATACGGCCGAAGGCCGTTATATATTTACTTACATAACTAAGTATACTCATAAAATCCCAATTGTCAAATATTACCAACAATTGACAAATCGCCCATCCTGGGCTTATACTCCCCATATGTCAATCGAACTAGAAGAATATACCCTACCAGAGCATATATCCTACTCTGCGTTCACAACTTACCTCACCTGTGGCTACCAGTACTACCTTGGTAGACTACTCAACAAGCAGGAAGCCCCATCGGTTTGGTCCGTTGGAGGCTCCGCTTTCCACCTTGCCTGCGAAACCTATGACAAGGAGAACCTATGATAAACGATGTCCAAAATCTATGGACAGAATCATGGAATATGTCTAAAGGAGACATTGACCTAACTGGAGCAAGAGTCGGTGGCAGAGCCACTAAAGCAAACCCTAACAAGGAAGATGAAACCTTCTGGCAAAATACTGGACCCAAGTGGGTCGATGGATACATCGCGTGGCGTAAGACCAATGCCAATTGGAAAATCTGGAAAGCACCAGATGGCAACCCGGGTATTGAACTTGCCCTAACACCGGTCATCAAAGATGTGGCAGTGAAGATGATTATTGACCGTGTCTTTGAGGTCAATGGCGAACTTGTTATCGTCGACCTCAAGACCTCACAGAACACACCAACTAGCAACTTGCAACTTGCATTTTATCGACTAGGCATCCAAGAAACATTTGGTATCGATGTCAAGTGGGGAACTTACTACATGTCACGTGGTAACAATATCTCGGAGATGGTAGACCTATCTGAGTACACCAAGGACAAAATGGAGTATCTCATAGAAACATTTGACAAAGCGCGTAAGGATGCTATATTCTTGCCCAACACAAACAGTTGCCAGTACATGTGTGGACTCACAGAGTACTGTCAATTCTCTACTAAAAAGGATAAATAAATGGCTGAAGACTGGAAACTACAAGTCAACTACAAGTTGGCAACAGGCGACCTTATCAACATTCGTGCTAACAGCGCAGATGAACTAAGTGTTCTTCTGGAAGGCATTGGAGATTATGCCACTCAGATTCATGCAACACAGCGATTGTTACAAGGGGCAGGTACCCTAGCCCCCCTGTCGACTACCGATACCACTACAGGCACAATGCCTCCGCTCTCCTCGATTCCGCCCCAGGCGCAAACTCCATTCGCTTCGGCTCCGACAACCTCACAACAGGGTGGACCAACATGCCAACACGGACCTCGCAAGTACAAGTCGGGAATCTCCAGCAAGACGGGAAATCCATACGCAATGTGGGTCTGTCCGATGCCTCAGGGCGCGGACCAATGCAAACCAGTCAACTAATAGAACAACAATTTCCATTTTAAATAACTAGGAAGGGTGCAGAATGAGAACTCTAGTACGTTCAGTAGGACGAGCCTCAATTGGCGGAGAACCCCTTCCTAGTTCATTTAAGGCGTTTGAACAGAACAAGATTATTATACGTCGTTCAGAAGTTTCTATGTTTGCGGGCGCACCAGGAGCAGGAAAATCAACACTTGCTTTAGCCTTGGCTCTCAAAACCAATGTACCAACATTGTATATCTCAGCAGATACCAATGCTCATACAATGGCAATGAGACTAGCATCTATGATTTCAGGGAAAAGTCAGTCGGATGTCGAACAAAAACTTAATACTGATGTTGGTTGGACGAAAGCAGTCCTCCAAAAAGGAAGTCACATAGTCTGGTCGTTTGAATCGTCACCAACCTTAGAGGACATCGATGAGGAAGTCCAAGCATTTGAAGAGTTGTGGGGCTGTAGCCCATCTCTCATTGTCTTGGACAACCTTATGGATGTAGCAACAGATGGAGGCGAAGAATTCGCTTCTATGAGAGCAATTATGAAGGAGTTGAAATACCTTGCGAGAGCGACTAACGCTGCAATTGTGGTTTTACATCACACTTCGGAAGCAGTTCCTGGAAATCCTTGTCAACCAAGAAGCGCCATCCAAGGCAAAGT